CTTGAAGGTTTAATGTCTCGGCTTTTCATAATCTGGGCTTCCATTATTTTATCACAAGTGATAAAAGAAATCTAAATGTATATATAAGGGGCAAAAAAATCTAAATAAAATCTAAATAAATTATTTCCCTCCGCTAAGGAAAACTAACGGCGACCCTTCATTGACTTTCTTGACAGTTTCCCACCAGACAAACCACCACCAGCATAACCGCCACCCGTTGCCTCACGAGCAAAGTCAGCACCCCTCATAACACCAGAGATAACGGGGGCATATTGAGGAAATGCCGTTGATAGAGCGGGAGCAACAAACTTACCCACCGTCTGCACACCGCGTGATACCTTATTTACAAAGCCTTTCAAATCAGACCAGAATGAGCCACCATTCATACCCGAGTAATGGTGGTAGTCCATCTCCTCAGACTCTTTAGACATCAAAACCATCTCTTGAGATAAGTTCCCAAGGGACGCTCTCGCGCCGTTCTCAAACACAGAGAATGTACCTTCATACAGAAACACCATGTAAAATTCAGCATCAAAAGTAGCACCAGAGACATTAGTAGTATCCAATTGAACTTGAATAGTATATTGCCCTTGAACCCCCGCAGCCTCACTATCCAACAGCCCAATGTCCTTACCAAATTCAATACACATAACACCGCCCCGGTGCTTACGCCATGAAGGGTATGAAAGATTCATACCATTTCTCTTTGACATTTCAAAGAGTTGTTGCTCGGATGCGTTAGACAAAAGCCCAGACTGATTATTCCACAGCACATTTACACGATCAAGACGGAGGAAACTATCGGAAGTATTCTGCGTTGAAGAACTACGCTTATGACGGGCGAACAGAAACAACTTTCGGGGAATTTGCGATAGTTTGATACTGTCGGACATCAACAACTGAGAAGAACCATTGGCGATAGCATCGTAAGTCTTCAAATATTCATTCTGCTTAACATATGGCAAAATTTGAAGTTGAGGGAGGGGCATGGTCAAATCGGGGGTAATGTAAGTCATAAGCATCTCGGGGGCACGATACATAGAAAAATCTACGATCGTAATAGCATTACCCAACGACGAGTGCGACAGCATCTGCGAAAGGTTAGTCTTCCACCGCCAGTTAAAATTCATTTGATTGATATTAACAAATCCTTCATCTTGACGCCCCAGACCAGTAAGAAAAGGGGACATGAAGATTGGCTCAGTAATTACAACACGAAATGTTCGGGCATCAATTACTTCAATAGGGAAGCCTCCGCGGGGGTCAAATTGATTTTCTCCAAACTTAGCGAGGGGATTTTTAGCACTACCATAAGTAGCCCAGTCAGCGTATTGCTGATAACTATCGGGGGCAGAAGGAGAAACCGAAACGCTTTCTTGACGATCTTGGGGGGTATTTCCATAGCACAATAGAGCGTGGATTTTATCTCCCGTATTATCGGTTATCGTCTCCCCGTTAATCTGCACATTCAGAACATCAGTAATAGTAGCAATAGGGAATTGACGGAGGGCATCATTCAACCCAATCTCCAAATCTTGATCTGTCGTAATTTCAAAGTATCCACGGAAACGAACATATCTATCCACTATCGTAGTAGTAGATGGAGGATTAATAGTAAAAAGGGCTTGTACGGGTTTAGAGCCAACGCTACCCCAACTTTGGGCGGGTTCAACTACTTCATTTACACGAAGCCCACCATAGAGTATAACATGATTTTTTTCAACATCTGCTCGGATAGCCACTCGTGGTTCAACAACTCGGATTGTTTCCATTTTGTTTAATATTCTAATATTATATAGACGCAATTATAATATTGAAAAAAAATATTAATTATAAACTATGTTTAAATATTTAATAAATTCTCAAAGTCCCCCCAGCGTTTGTTCGTGCAACGCCAATTTTAGCCGTCTTATAATTAACCCCATTTCCACTTTCAAGAGTGTAAGAATTACCAGTAATAATAAAGAATAAACTATCTACACTCGTAATAGTAATAAGCCCCGATGTTTTATATTTAACCGTCAATTCTAAAAAGTCCCCAGATTTAGGCAGTAGCGATTGTAGGACAGCAACCGAGGGAAAAGTAAGCGTAAGAGGTTGAGTAGCAACACCAATAATTAAAAGTCTCTGTAAGGTTAAATCATCAGCCGTTATTGAATAAGCCTCCGTAATAATCTTAGGTAGGGGGCTTATATGTGTTAATCGTCCAACTGACAAATCCAAACCTTCCCCCACTTTACCTTCCGCAGTTAGTTGATTAATACTCATTTTTTTTTGTAGTATATATATGCTATCATGATTTTTTTTTAATAAATATTATTAATTCTTAGAAACATTATCCAGCGTCAAATCAAAACTAAACATCATCTGCGAACCAACAATACGAGGTGCTAAACCATCACCAGAATAGAAAACGAGAACATAAGAATTGAAAGAAGAAACATTACACGAACCCACAATATAAGGTTGAGTATCAAGAAGGACGCCCAGAACACCACCAGAACCAGAAACGGACGCATAACGCCCCGAAAAACTACCACCGATAGTATAACCTATGGGGATTCTATACCCTACGGTAAAATAACGGGACAGACTCACAGTAGTCAATTCAGCAACAAATCGTCCTTGAATTTTCAAAGTTGTCCCGTAAAATTGGTAGGTCTGATCGTAAGAACTCCCATTTGAGATATGCCCCGATTGGGGATTAAATGCTTGTGATGCAACATTCAGCACCCCGTCCAAAATAACAGCCTTAGGTACAGAACCCAACGCAAGACCTCCGAACAAAACAGTTTGACCCACAACTGAAAGGGTATCCTCGCAAACAACCGCTCCTTGTAAATCAGTACTTCCTTGAACTGTCAAAGCCCCACGAATAAGAGAACCACCGCCAGCACTTGTAGATATTGATTTACATTCAATATCAAGACCGTCTCCTACGACACCTTCAATTGTTAATTGATTAATAGACATGTTTAATTTTACTATTATATTTATGTAATTAAATTAATAAAAAAAAAATATAATTATTACCATATACTTAATATTTATATAAATATAAGACCTACCAAATGACAGAACAGAAACGAGAATTCAACTTACCCCCTATATTTGGAGAACTCAAAGAACTACGAAATTCTCTTTCAACATGTGATTTAGAAAAGGCTAAAATATTTATACGGGATTGTTTAAGTGAGGATGTGCTAAAACTTCAAGAAGGATTTTCTACATGTTTTAAAGACCTACCACAAAATGACCCCCTACGCTTAGAAGTATTACAAACACTTGCAGAACTAGGAGTCCGTATTTATTAAGTATCCTCTATATTTTTTTTTGCTTATTAAATTCAACCCAGTAAATAAACGCTATATTTTTTTGTCGTATCTTGACATATTTTTTACATAGATATTTTAACCAACACATACGAACCAATAAACCCCATGCCGTTAATAGGTTTTTGTTAATATGACTTGAAGGCATTGAATAGAATTATTAACACTTGTAGAATTAAACTGAACGGTTATATCTAAGGTATTAGAAATTTCTGTGGAAAAAGTAGTAGAATTTACCTCTACATTTCTATCACCTCTCCAATTTTGCGTTGAACCATCACTAAAAGTGAAATCAAAGTTAGTGCTTATTTCAGCAGTCCCCGAACCCCCCAAAACACGAATAGAAAAATCAACCTCAATTTCAAAAGATTCATTAGTAGAACCCGTTAAATCACTTACGATAGAACCCATATCTACACTTCCAGTTTTTAAACGAAGAGTAGCAGTATCTCCATTCTTTGAAGAAAACCTACCGCTAAGGTTAAGATGATAAGATGAAACCGTAAAACCATTAGCGGGGATAGTCAATGAACCAATACCAGCAGAACCTACCAATAGCGAAGTTTCCGTCGTTGTTGAAGTAATAATATTAGCACTTGAAGTAGTCATATATACGCCCCCCGTAGGTGAAAGATTATTAATAGCCTTTACATTAATTTTTGAAACCTCAATATCTAAACCCTCCCCAATTTTACCTTCTGCTAAAAGTTGATTAATAGACATGTTTATTATTTTAGACTATATACACGGATTTAAAAAAATATAAAATCTTAAAAATATTTACATATTATGTGTAGCCAAATGAACCATTCGTAAATTTCTTACGGAATAGTAATTTCATTGTCAAACTGGAAAATGGAGGCAACATTACTAAATGGTCTTCGTCTAATTTAGATGTCCAATAAACCCGCAAATCTAAATCCTTTATTGGTATGTTTGATTTCAAATCAATCCAACGCAAAGCCCCTTGTGGAAAATACTGAATCGCTGTTCTATCATTGACACCTTGTATGCCTTCAAAATCAGTCAATAGAGATTTCGTAATGTTTGTGCTTGAACTTTGAATTTCGGGATTTATGGGGATTGTATCACTTTCAAAGCGGATATTTTTAAAGTCGTTCAACAGATACAGAGTAGATGAAACCTCAGACATGACATAATAAGAATTACCCCCTATCACAACTATATTTGTTAGCCTATCTATAACTTTTACTTGAAAGTTCGGATTGTTAGTTCCAAAATCACTTACTATATAAGATAGCGTAGGGAAGATAAACGCCAACTGATTATTAAAAACTATCTTAGTATTATTTACAATTGAAGTATCATAATTTTGAGTAGCCCATACACTAACCAAATTACCATTCGCACTCTCCATAACCATGCGGGGTGGTATGGCTTGTGGTAAAAGAGGCTTTGCAAGCAATAAAGCAGTATGTGCGTTTATCAACGCAGTATTGACAGCATCTATAAAATCTCCATAATTCCAAAGTGTATTACCAATAGGGAGAGCCACGAACTCCTCGGCGATGAAACCGTCCCATTCTAACTTAACAGAGTATAAATCATTTCTATACTCTTGAACGATGGGAATATTCAAAGCGGGGATTAGAAACCGCACAACGGCGAGTTCATAATCTGAGGGGTTTTCAATAAATGACTGAGTCCTAAAAATTTTAGTAGTTGCGGGAACTATCTGGTCGGTATCATTCACGATATCAAAGTTAAAATAAATATTGCTATCTGTTTCTCGGAGTGTCCCTTTTGTAATGTCTTGATTGTGATAGACGACAGCCATTTTAGAAGATTGTAAATAATTTTAATTACTATATTTAGCAGTATAAAGTTTATTTTAAAAAAAATAAATCTAATTTTCAAATCCAGTTTTTCCTAGTTTGAGGGAATACTGAATAAACCTAAACTAATATAGTTAATGCAGAAACCCAAAAATCACCGCCGTAGTTTTCATTAGTGGTTAAGAGTTTAATAAATTCTTCTAATGACTTAGAACGCCATTTTACCCGTAGGCTAACCCATCGCCCACATGTATTAACATCATGCTTAAACTCTTGTAATTTATGCGTGTTATTGCTAACCTTATAATGACTCTGTTTAATCATGGCGGTTAAGTGTGGAGTTAATACTCCATTGTGCCTCTGCAAATTGTATGTTGAAAGGGGTAATTCTTGATCTAATACCAATCCGTACGGGTCAAAGAATTCTAATACGCTATCGCTTCTCTTAAACAGACACACCCAATGCCCCGTATTCTCCTTTGTTTGATAAAGGATTACAACGCATCCATACTGCCCTAATACTTCGTCAATGCTATTATGCCCTTCTAATTTATCGTATGAAATTATATTCGTTTTACCTTCTGTAATACGCATTATATCCTCTCCGCTTAAATCCACATCCTCGGATTTTCTAATGATTTTATCAATACTCATGTTTTTTTCAATCTATATATTGTGTAGTATTTTTTTTTCTCTTTTAAAAATTAATCTTCATTTAGCGGGGGCATATAGCACCCTTTATCAAACATTACATATTGTGGAAATCCTCTATATACAGCCACCCAACGAGAAGGTAAAGTTATAAATCGTGCTACTTGTTTTTTATCAAATCCGCAATAGGTCTTTAAAAAATTCTTAATGTGATATGTTCCACTCCCAGATTTAGGGAACACAACAACAGCCGTTGCTTCGTTTAATACTCGTCGTGTTGATTTATAATTTGAGAGTAAATGAGAGGTGATAAGCATTCTAATATCAAAGTGTCGCCCACACTCTAAAAGATAGTCCCTAAAATCGGTAATGGAAAGTCGCATTCTATTTTCTCGTATCGTGTCAATGTCATCAAATACAGTTAATGAATTTTTAATCTCTTGTGGTTTGATAGGATCATTTAATAAATCTTGGTCTAATGTTATGCGGTATGGATTGTGTTTATCTAATGCTTTATCTTTTTCAATAGCACTAAATACATAAATGGGGGCTTCTTTAAACATCTTTTTATACTCGGCTATCCAATTTCCACACCATGTGGATTTCCCCGCACCACTCGGAGCAGATACATATATTTTCTCTACCACATCTCGGTTAGGCAGTGGCTGCAATGTCCCATCTGTTAATTGAATGTCTCTAACCCCATCCTTGACATTTAGATTGTTCGTAATGTAGATGTATTTTTTATCATGTTCTCCACCTTTTACACGGGCAATTTTTCTACCTTCTGTAAATGAAAACATTGATATTTATATAATTAGAAATATTTTATATTTGAGTGTATATAATAAATCAAATTTTTCTTCGGTATATACTAAGATGGTTATGGTAATTAGTGGAAACGCTATTAGACAAGAGAACATCCAACTTCAACCTATCGCCCCCGCATTGATTGCGGGTAATATGGGAACAACGGCTCTTCAAAAACAGCAAATGGCTGCAACTCAAGGTTCTATCTCTGCTCTGCAAAATATGAAAAAGGTAGCACAACGCCCCCCGTCTTATACGGAATTAGAAATTCTCGCACGGACAGCGGGGAATGCACGGCGTATGGCTGAGAGTAAGACACCCATCCCCTCTTTTGTTAGTGGTCGTTCTTCGGATATGTCCGGGGGTCTTTATCGCCAACAAGCCGTTGAGAGAAACGCAAAACTAATTGTTGGAAATGCAATTATTGATAGAACCCGTACCCCTCAAATCATACCCTCAGACTACACCCGTCTTATGACACAAGTTAGATATTAAAAAAAAGATCTTGTTTATATATAGTATAAAAAAAAATGAATCAAATAGATATGTTATTTTTATGTTTTTGGTTTATTGTCTATCTATGGTTTCTTTGCTAAGAAACTGGCTAATGTGTCTCCATCATTAAGGTCAAACATGTTTTTTATGGGGATATTTGCTAATTTTTTCCGTTCATCTTCTCCTCTATCTTGTCTCCCACATCCTTCATGTATCCACTTCTCATTAAAGTTAGTTTCATTCAATACCCATAATTTGTATCCGTCCTCACAATTCCAAATAAAGAAAACATGGCTTTTAGGATTCTCTTTAAGTTTTTTTTGCCCCTCTCTTATTTTATTAACATCAATGAAAAGGGTGGGGTATTGATTACGACATATACGCCGTGTCTTAGTTTCAATTAAAACTGTTTTATCTTTATTGTAAAAATCAAATATCGCATATTGGTAGGGGTCTTTGATAATCTCCATCCCTAAAAATTTAGTTAGCATATGTTTAACCTTATGCTCTCCTTTCTCCCCTAGTTTAAGATCTCTCTGTTTTTGGTAGTTAGTCATCTTGTGTTTTTTTACTTATCAAATTAATTTGTCTCAGTATATAAGGGGGCAGAATTTTATTTATTAAAAAAAATAATTAAATAAATAAATCTTAGTTTAATTAAACATGATATATAAACAATGCCTACCAGTGAAGAAATGATTAATAGGGGTCTTAATGCCTTACGCTCACGATTTATTCATAAATTAATTA